GTTAGGAGGGGCTCACAAAATGAACAGAAATATAGTTACAAGCACTCCGATAAACAACGTGTATAATCTATCTGCAAGTAGTACCGATATGCAAATGATTGAGAATTATAATTTAGTTCTCCAGAGGCTTTGTGCATTGATTAAACTACCTTCGATTCTAGTAAACGACAATGAGCAATCGACTTACAATAACGTGGTCGAGGCTAAGAAACAAGCATACACGGAGGTCTATATTCCAATGGCTGAAAAGTTTATTCGAGCCTATGAGCGTAAGTGGTTGAAAATGTGGAACGAAAGAACGGGCCAAGAGTATGTACTCTACATAGCTGAGAGCGAAATAAAAGCATTGCAGAACACACCACTCGAAAGAAGGAAAGAAGCAAGAGAGGACGTAGCAAGGGGAATAATTACAAGAAACGAAGCAAGACAAGCGCAAGGACTGGATACTTTAGACATTCCAGAAATGGACATTCCGAGCGTACAAAGTGGAACAATACCAGTAGAAACGATAGACAATGGAAACATTTAATTTTATGGCAGAGGTTAGCAAGATAAACAAGGAATTGAAGGAGAGAATCGAAAAGGCAAAGGAAGCCAAGAAAAAGATCCTCGATAAAAATCAAATCGTAAGAAAATGAAACGAGAAGAGATAAAGCGACTAATCGCAAACAAGAACGAGTTAATCAGGCTTAAAAAAGCCGAGTTAAAAAAGGCTGATATAGTCGAGTGGTCTATTCCAGATTTCAAAACGGCTTTCAAATCCATTGGAGAAACTTTAAAACAAGACAATGACTCAGAGATATACAGAACAATCGTGGGCAATACCTACGGGTTTATGGACTCACACGACGACGTTCATATCAAGGGAATATTCACCAAGTCAATCAACGAGAACGGAGGCCGAGTGCTGCACCTACACGACCACGTTCACCAGTTGAGCGCAAAGGTCGGAACTCCTTTAAAAGTCTATGAGAAAGAATTAAACTGGTCCGACGTTGGATTAGATAAGTCAGGAATGACGACGGCCTTGTTAATGGATACTCGAATTGAAAAGGCTCGAAACGAAAACATATTTTTAGATTACAAGAATGGAGATATTAATCAACATTCAGTAGGTATGCAATACGTTAAGTTAGAGTTGGCCGTTAACGATCCAGAAGAAAAGGAAGAGTTTGCAGCATGGGAGAGATACAAAGGCGAGGTAATCAATATCGAGAAAGCCGAAGAACAAGGGTATTTCTGGGCCGTAACCGAAGCCAAGTTAATAGAGATTAGCTGCGTTATAAAAGGCTCGAATGAGTTAACTCCGACCCTCGACAATAAGAGTATTGAAACGGTTGCAAGTGAACTTAAAACGAAGTATTCGAAAAATGATATACTTTTGCTATCCAAAGCACTTGGAGAAGTTGAGCCGGATACACCACTCAAAGACGAAAAGCCGCACCAGAATAAATTAAGAGAATATTTAATCCAAAATTTAAAATCATGACACTACATGACCACTTGTCCGCAAAAAATGTAAAGGACATATCAAAAGATTTCGAGGCGGCAACTACTGACGAGTTACACGCTTATTATGCTGCAAAGCTAGAGTTCGAGCAAATCGAATTAAAAGAAAGATTAGCTACTTTAGAGAAAGGCTCACAAGAAGAAGTCGAGGCTGCAAAGGCCCAGATTACTGAGTTGAAAGAAGCTATCAGAATGCAAGGAACTACATTAAAGGCAATCCAGACGGGTCAACTTTCAGGTCGCCAAGTGAATAACGCAGAGGGAACAGTAAAGGCTATTCTTGAAGCACACAAAGAGGACTTTTCAAAGGCTGCTAATGGTAAGCATGAGTTCGGGTTTACAATGAAGACGGTTGATGATATGACGTTTTCAGGTAACGTAACTGGAACCGTTCCACAAGCACAAAGACTTGAAGGTGTAAACGATATTGCAGAGAGATTTGCAGTTACTTACGGCCTTTGTATGCAAATGACTACCGATAGAAATGTTATCGAGTGGGTTTACGAGACGGCTCAGGAAGGAACTCCAGGAGCTACTGCCGAAGGTGCTCAAAAGAATCAGATTGACAATAACTTCGTTGTTGCTTCTGTAAGTCTTAAAAAGTACACCGCTTACTTGAAGGTATCAACTGAAATGTTAGACGACGCTTCTTTTATGGAAGGTTGGTTGAGAAACAAGTTAATCCTTAGATTATTCTTAGCGGTTGACAATGGTATCTTAAACGCTGACGGAACTTCAAACACCGTTGACGGTATCTTGAATAACGCTACTGCTTTTGATGCTGGTACTTTTGCTAATACAGTTTATAACGCAAATGACGTAGATTCATTGACGGTTGCTATTAACCAAATCAAAATTGCTAATCAAGCGGTTGGAAATTTGGCTATCATGATGCACCCTTCTGACGTTACTGCTTTAAAGTTGGAGAAAGTTTCAACTACTGACAAGCGTTACGTTGAGAAGTTGTCAATGGTAGGGGATCAACTTTCTTTAAGTGGAGTTCCAATCGTTGAGAATGTAAACATTACTGCTGGTGATTTCTTAGTAGGAGATTTCTCTAAGGCTACGGTTGTTCAGAAATCAGGTATTAATGTTGAGGTTGGTCTTGACGGAAACGACTTGACTAAGAACATGAGAACTTTTGTAGCTGAGTGGAGAGGTGCTTTATTCATTGAGAATAACAATACTACTGCATTCGTTACAGGTACATTTGCTACTACAAACGCAGCTTTATTGTTGACTTAATAATAGTTGGTTAGAATAAGAAAGGCCCGTTGATTAAGTTCTTCGGGCTTTTTTTATCTTTGGTAAATGATACATGAGCCAGCAATAATCGAGGAAGGTGTAATATTAGGTAATAACGGACGCTGGACCAGTTCGAGAAGTTTCTATCTTACCTACCTATATTCAAAAAGAATTGGTAATTTTGAATAAATTATTCGACCAAGAGCCTAAAGAGCAAAAGGTCAAAAGATTAAATTTAAAAGGTATGCAAGTAATTACGGCAATAAAGCACTCAGCGAGTAAAATGGTTCCAGGTAGAGACTATGAAGTATCGGACGAATTAGCCGAGATTCTAATCAATAAAGGAATGGCCCACTTGAAAGGCCAAGAGCCAAAGAAGGTAGAACCAAAGGTAGAAGCACCAAAAGAAGCACCTAAGAAGAAGCCAAGAGCAAAGAAATGATTTTAAAAGTAAAGTTCTTAAAAACATTTGAGGCAAAGTCTAATCTACCCGACGGGCGGTTAATGACTCGAATAGCCGAGAAGGGAAAGGTTTACTTAATGGAGGAATTTGCAGCTAAGTTTCACGTTCGGAAAGGGAACGCAGAAATAGTAGAAAGTGGAAAGATTAGCAAATTAAAAGAGTTTGTGAAATGAGTTTCATTCAGGAGATTATAAACGGGGTCACCAAGACCAACGTAAACGGGAGCGACTATTCATTCCAGTACTTTTTTCCTTTAGCCACTATAAAAGTAACTACTTCGGCAAGTCCAGCCGATACCGATAATATCAACATTCGATACAAGGACACCACAAAACAAGCTGAGAACTTTACATTTGGGGACATTACGGACCCTTTGAGCCAAACAACCGCTGAGACTTATGTAGACGAGTTGGCAAATCAAGGCTTTTTTTTTGACTCTCCGACAATAGTACAAGAGAAGATTGTAGATAGTACTTTAAACAGTACCACAACTCCTTTAGCTGGAGCCGCTACATTTACGGGAACATTTGAAAAAGTAATGACTACTGGTATTGGGGTAAGCATGAAAACCGATCAAGCTGGAACTCTTTACATTGACTTTTCTCCAGACGGAACGAATGTAGATAGTACCCTTTCATTCAATTATCAAACAGACAGAATATTCGTACCCGTTCCACTTAGTAAAGTAGGTAGATATGCAAGAGTTCGGTTCACAAATGATAGCGCAACGCTACAAACATATTTAAGGATATTTACAGTATTTGAGCCTTATACTCAGCTTACTTCTACATTAAATGGAACAGTAGCGGAAAACTTTCCAGCTTCGGTAACTAGACCAACTGACTACACCGAAGAAGTAGCGCAAGGTAAAAGACAAGGACATAGAACATGGAATAAATGGGGATTTAACGAGGATCTAAATAGCGGTTCTGCTGAGGTTGTTGCTTCATTTGGTGGAACGTATGAGCCTCCTACGACTGCCGAAACGTTAGACATTGTATCAACAAGCGTTAACGACGTTAACACAACTGGCTCAGGCGTTCAACAGTTATTTATTGAAGGAATAGACGCTGATAGGCTTTATCAATTCGAGATAGTAGAAATGAACGGGACAACAACCGTTACAACTGCTTCGACTTGGTTAGGGATTAATAGAATGAGTGCGTATTTATGCGGTTCTGGCCTTACAAATGCTGGTGATATAAATGTAATTAACACTACTTCTGGCACTACTTTAGCACAAATGCCAGGAGGGACAAGTATAACCCAACAAGCTATATTTCACGTTCAACAGAACCATACATTCTTAGCTACTTGGCTATGGGTAAACGTCCGTAAATTGTCAGGCGGTGAAGGAAACCATCAAGTAACTGTTAAGGGTTATGTATTCAGCCCAATTGCAAATGCTAAAATGGAAATCTATCAACAAAAAATAGACACTAGCGTGGAGAATGCAATAGAGATAAAACCGACTGAACCCTTTCCAATAACCGAGAAGAGTGTATTATGGTTTACTGCGGAAAGTGATACTAATAATACTGAGGTTGCGGTTAGGTTTTCAGGAAAGGAAGTAAGGAACTCATAATGAAAGGCCTTTTTGATTTGGTTGATAGATCCAAGAAACTAAGCGAGGGGAGGGTCTTTCTATTGACCTTCGACAATCCAGATTTAAAAAGCCTTGTGATTAGTTTGAATCTGGACCAGTTGAGAATTGGAATGGGATCGAATGAAGAGGAACTTCCGGACTACTCTCCGACTTCGATTAATGTTTACGGTAAACCTTCGGGCCGTTGGAGGTTATACGATACGGGCCGAACCTATGACTCATTCAAAGTCGTACAAGTAACCCAAGAATACATTTTAGAGTTAGCCGAGTTAGATATTCATGGCGAAGACTTACAAGAAAAGGTATTCGCAAAATCAAACGCTGAAATAATGGGTTTAGGAGGTGAAAGCCTTTCGATATTACAAAACGAGGCCATTCCAATCATGCAAGAAATCATATTAAATGAATTGCTTTCTAAATAGTTACTTTTGTAATTATGAAAGTCTGGGATTCAATCGATAGTTTGCCGATATATTTTTACTGGAAGGTAATAGATACTCGGAGCCTCGAATGGTTGCTAGAAGAAAAACCCGACAAGAAAACACCACAAGCCGAAGTCGATAAACTACTAAGGGCCGCATGGGATAAGATAGAGGTCGAAATGTACGACTTGCAACTCCAGGACAAAGACTTTATTCAGAATTTAGAAGCCGAGAGGCGACACTATTTGAAGAAAATCAAAGCGGCAGTATCTCAGAAAACAATCGACGTGCTACATTACGAGCAAAGCGCACTCATTCACGAGAAGAAAGAAAAGAGTAAATTTGACTACGATCAAAGCATAGTAGCAATCGAAGAGAAAATTGGTCAAATAGACGATAAAAAAATGAGCGTGAGACGCTATTATGCACACCTTAATAAATTGAAGAATGGCAAATAAAAAGATCGAAAGGGCCGACCTAGTAGCACCAGACGCGATAACATCGGTCATTGCTGAGTTAGGGCAAATGGAGACGAAGTTAAAAGACCTATTAAAAACCTATGAGCAACTATTAAAAACCAATCCTTTAAAGTCAAGCGAAGACGTAAGGAAGTTAAAGGACGATATAGAAGGTATTGCTATTGCTTCTAAGAATCTGGAGTCTACTACAAAGACGTTAAATGAAACTAAGAAAGCATACAATAAAGAACTAGCGGAGGAAGTTGCTACTTCAAAAAAAGTAGAGCAACAACTAAACGACATAAATGGCACTCTAGAGCAAAATATAAAACTTCAAACTAGGCGAAAACTAGAGATAAAATCATTAAAAGACGAGCAAGCAGAATTAAACAAACGTTTAAAAATTGGTGCTATTTCTGAATTAAAGTATTTAAATGCAACTGCAAGTTTAAATAAAGAAATTCAAGAATTAACCGTAGCAAATAGCAAACTAGGCTTTACCATAAAAGCCCAAATAAAAGAAGGACAAGCCGCCTTAACTTCATTTGATCAACAAGCCCAAAGACTAGGACAATTAAGGACTGCATATCGAAAGCTAAGCCAAGAAGAAAGAGAGAATATCAATGTTGGTGGAGTGTTACTCGAATCAATTAAGGCTTTAGACGGCCAAGTAAAAGCGAATGACGCTAGTATTGGGAACTTTCAAAGGAATGTAGGTGATTACAGGGGTGCAATAACAGATGCCGCAAGGGAAACAGGGTTTTTCGCAGCGATAACCAATAAGCTAACGCAGGTGCAGAAAACCTACGCAGCAGCACAAGCGGCCACAACGGTAGCCGTCGGAGGTTCAACTGGTGCGCTAAGAATATTTAAACTTGCTCTTATTAGCACTGGAATAGGGGCTATTGTAGTCGCTTTAGGTTCATTGATTGCTTTTTTTACAAAAACTCAAAAAGGCGCTGAAATAGTTAGTAAGGCTTTTTCTGGTCTTGGTGCTATTGTTGACGTTTTAATAGATAGATTTTCGTTAGTTGGTGAAGCATTAGCGGATTTATTTAGTGGTGATTTTACTGGGGCTGCTAATAAATTCAAAACAGCTACTAAAGGCGTAACAGAAGAAATTGTAAAAGAAACAAAAGCCGCTTTAAAATTAAAGGAGGCATTAATAGAGGTTGAAAAAGTAGAAAACGATTTGATTCTTAAACGTGCTGCAACTAGGGCGGAAGTTAAGGAACTAAACAAAATTGCGGAAGATACTACCAAGTCTTTCAAAGAAAGGTCAGACGCTGCAAGGGAGGCAATTAATATAGAGCAAAAACTATTAGACGAACAGTTAAACGCCCAAAAGAAACGAGCCGCTAATTTACTTGGTGAATTAGATTTAACAGACGAAAGACTAGAAGAAATAAGGAAAAACGGTCTTAAATTAAGCGAGATAGGTTTAGGAAATAGCACAGAAGACGAAAGGAAAGCAGCGATTGAGGAAGTGGCTAAGATTTTCGCACTTCAAGAAGAATCTTTAGAGCTTCAAACTACATTAAATAAAAGGCTCAATAGCATTGAGGAACAAAGAAAAAACAAAAGAAGAAAAGAGCAAAAAGAGGCTATTGAAGCAGAAAAGAAAGCCTCCGACGATTTACTCAATATTATAAAAGACGCAGAATCAGAAGAAGAGGACGACGACTTTGAGTTTGCACAAGAATATATAAAAGCTAACACAGAGGAATTACAAGCTAAAAAGAAACTTGAAAAGGATAAACAAAAAGAAGCTGAAAAAGGGATAGCCCAACTCGAAAAGAATTTAGAGTTGGAGAATAAGTTAAAAGTAGAAAGTGAGGCTAAAACTCAAAAAGAACTAGAGGAACTAAGGAACAAGCAAATAGACGAACTGATTAACAATGTCATGTTCGTTAGTAGCATAGTTCAGAGCGCAAGTGAAAAAGAGTTAGACGCACTCGATAGAAAAAGCGAAAAACAAGCCGAAGAGTTGAGCCGTCAGGAGAGACGAGCCGAACAAGGACTAAGTAATGACTTAGCAAACCAAGAGAAAAGGGCCGCAGAACTAGCAAGGCAAAGAGAAGAAGAAGCAAAGAAAGCCGAGAGAACTCAAAAGGCTTTAGCATATTTTGCCCAATTTATAGAGTTGAGCAAGGAAAACCCAAACACCGCAGCGTTTAAAGCGGCTGCTAACGTGGCAATAGCCGAAACAATATCAGCCTTTGCA